CTGATGTGAAATATCCTGTGTTGGTGTTGGTTGATGTGGTCGTAGAGTTCCATGTCGCTGAAAGTGTGCTGAGATCCTTGGTGCCATATTTCAAGTAATAGAACTGCCTAGCATAGGCCTCTTTTAATCTTGCTTCAACAGATGTATCTATGGTCGATTGTATGTCACTACGGTTGTTAAACGTGAATGTGAACTGTTGTGTTGACTCTTCCCTGTACAGTATGCCGTCTTCCGCGAACACGCTTAAATTAGAGTAGGCACCTGTTGGGTCCAGGATCTCTTTGGCTCTGGATATACCTGACGCGGATCTGTTGACAGATCTGACTTTTACAATTTCTTGCGAAGCAGAAAGGGGCACAACTTGGTAGTCCTCCGCTGTGATCATCCTGTTCTGTGAATAGTACGCCTGTGGTGCTTTTTCCCTTATTGAATCATTAGATTCCGTCGCCGCCGCGTTGTACACACTTGCTTTCAAACTCATGTTCATTGTCAGTGTCTGTTGTGCACCGTTGGCATCCGTGTAAGGGACTGACAACTGTACGTTCTGCATGTCCGAAGACTGTATAGCATATTTGTCGTTGTCACTGATCCTGTAGTACGTCCTGAAACTGCCCAACGGTATGTTGGAGAAATTACCATCACCGAACACAAAGTCAATCGCGTCGTTATTTTTAGTCACCACGTTGTAGATATTTCTCTCCGCTTTGGAAAGTGAATTGTAAATTGCATTGTTGCCTGATAGTGATGGGACCTTTGTCCAGGATTCCAGCAACTGTCCAAACTGGTCTAACTTGTAAAGCCAAACATCCGACTCGTTGACGTTTATGGCATCTAACGATTTAACGTAGTTGGTCACTGATGTGTCCACTGTGAACTCTGTTTGCTGTAGAGTCCCTTGCTTGAAAAGGAAGAAGAATCCTGTGTTGTTGGAACTGTCTCCGGATCCGTCCGATCTGTAAGTGTAGGTCAGGCCTGTTCCGGGAATCGGTGATCCTTCATAGATCGATTCTGAATCTGTTATTGTGCTGGGCACTACCTCGAATCCTCTCGATATCCCGCCAACTGATTTCTGGAATTTGAATATGGGTAAATCTAATTGGTTAGAACTTAAAGTGTAAACTTCTGTGGGTATGCCACCTATGGTTCCTGATTCCCTTGGATTGCCAAATAGTTGTCCTGTTTGGTTGGCCGCATTTAATATGGCAGTGAATTGTTCCCTGTAATTTGAATTTGCACTATCGTTCCAAATGATATTTGAATCTGCTAAATTGGTTCCTGAACTGTCGGCAACATCCTGTGAGGTGGATATGGAATCTATCTTCAACAGTCCTGTTGCAGGTTTGTTTCTCTTGGGGTTGTAGTTGATCAGCCTAGCAAGTCTGAGAATTGAATTCCTTCTCTCCGCCGTTTCAAGGAAGTTCTCCCTAGCATTTAGATCCACCCTGAAACTCAAGGCCTGTGATATGTATGCAATTAGATCTATTAAAGCAACGTACTCAGAACTCTCAACGAAATCATTGAAATCATCTGGGTAGTTCTCACGTAAATAGGCCACCATGGTCCTTCTCAAGGTCTCAAAATCGTATGATTTGAAATCCGCCTGCTGGAAGGCCTGGTAGATCTTTCTCCAATCTTCCGATACTAACAATCTGTTCTGTCTATCTGTTGTGGCCATTGTGTATACAATGGTATTTATATGTTAGGAAATGTGCGTATATTAAGATAGGCGTAACAACGAATTCTCATCGAAATTGAATCTCAGTTTTTCAGTGATATTAAGTGGAACATAGGTTATAGTGGCCTGTATGGCTATGCCCTTGTCTGCTTCCGAGACAACGATCTCCTGTGTGGAAATCCTTGGATCAGCGTTGAGATTTGCAGTCACGTCCTCCACTATGGCATCTTTCAGACCTTGTGTGAATGGTTCGAATATCGCATCGTATATTATGGTGCCAAATTCCGGGTTCTCAACCCTCTCGCCCTTTCGGATCGATAGCCTGTTGATGAGGTCCTGCTTGGCCACCTCGAAGTCATACAGTTTGAAGTTCTGCTTGTCCGCACGTGAACTGAAACCCTTGAAGGTCACAGACTTACTTGGTGAGTCTCCTGAACCTGAATCTCCGTATGCCATTAATGTAATCTCCTAAATTCTACGTCAACTTTGCTGTAATCCACAGCATAATAACCAGTGTCAGTCATGTGTGTTGCCCACGGCACTTCCTGTGCCATTACACCAATATACCTTCCTGGTATTTGACAGTATTTAAACGAATAAATGTTTATCCCAGACGGTGATCTGCCAATGCACCTAATATCTTCTTTCAATCTCCTGTCGCTGAACTTGAACCCACTGAAGAAATTTCTCACCTGGCCACCGATGTTTCCTAGTTGTGTTTGAATATTCTGCCCCACGTTCTGCAAGAACGTTTGGTTTCCCAACCGCGCCGCACTGGCATTGTAGAGACCTGTCTTTTGTGCAAGTTTTGTAATGGAATTTATTCCAACTATCTTGCCACCTATCACGCTTGAGTAGTTCTGTGTGATGCTATTTAGATTAGCGATTGTACCAACCACATTGCCCGATGAAAGGTTCTTTTTCAATCCGTCTACTGAATTGAGTGCCCTGTTGACTGCGTCTATATTGCTAGTGGCAGTGTTGCTCAATGTGAACAGTTTACCTTGTTGGTTAACAAACACATTGTCTTTGAACAGTTCTGTGCTCTTGCCCGTGAACTTCTCTACCACCTGAGATGTAATGGTCTTGGTTAGATTCTTTACATCCGAGTTGAATTCTATACCTTTAATTTTTTCTGTTATACTGTCCTTGATGTCAAATGGCAAATTGATCTTTTCATTGATACCATATATCTCGTTGTATTTGAGACCAAACTCCGTCAATAGTTCCCTGGCTTTGGATCCATTCGTGCTTTCACCTATTTTCTGTTTCACATATGCCAAGGCATCCGCTTGGTACTGGGCGTCTCGTATTGCACTATTTTCACTTAACCTATTCTGTTGATTGACAAATTCAGGAGTACCTGGTATCTTGGCTTTTTTACTCCACTGTTTCTTCTTATCTTCATCTATTGGTATAACACTGTCATTGGTTATAACATTGGCTCTGAACATCGGTTCGTGCGTCACAAACCTGTGTACAGTTGTCTTTGTTTTTCTAGTGAATTCTTGCAAAGGTTTTAGACCTTTTTGGGCCAATTCCACATCTCCTTCTTCTCTAAGGTTAAGGCCAACTTTTTCTGCGGTCAGCCAAGCCGGTCCCCATTGGTCACTTGCGTTCACTGAGTTGAGATGAACCTGCTGACCCGCTAGATGTATCTGTCCCTTTGCTCCATGAAGTTGTAGGCCTTTAGTGAAGGAACTGATCCCATCTTTTGCGTATTCTCGAATTGCACCTTCCGGAGAACTGTTCAATATTGCTCTGTCGCCTATGTGCAATATTGCATCAGCAGAATGTATCATTTCCTTGGCGGCACTCATCCTTATCTGTCCGTTGGCGTGCATGTTAATGTTCGAGTCTGAGTGTAAATTGAAGTCACCTTCTGTCCTTAAGTTTATACCTCCAACGCCCGAGTAAACATCTATCCTTCCGTTCGTCTGCATTTCTATATAGGCGTTTCCAGATCCGTTTCTATGTTCTTGGTACGACTGTCCCCACGTATTCTGCCTGGTGTGTTGACCCCAAACACCTGGCTGGGTGCTTCCCTCCTAGCTGAACTGGATGTGGTTCCCCTGACCGTGTCTTGTACCAGTCCCTGGCCAAGCAGTTGGTCTGCCAGCACATCATTTATGGGATACTGTAGACTGTTGGCGAAGGCCTCCGTCTGTGCCTCCTCGATGATCTTACGATTCTTCTCACCCACTGGCAAGAAATCCGTTCCGTAGTTGGTCTGGCCGGTCTGGCCGGGCATATTCAATTCCCGGTTATCCTGTTTTGAACGTATGGTGTCACTGGAACTGCCGTATCCCGGTACCTGCTGATTGGTCAGTGGCTGTTGCACACAACCTATCCAGAATGCTGATTTCTTAGACGTCTCTCCTTTGGCGAATATCACCAGCACCTGTGTGTCTATGTCCGGTGGCACGAACCACATTCCGTAAGTGTGTTGTGTGCCCTTGTAACTGTCTGGATCCGACTTGTCATTGGCCTCGACACTCTTGGCACCGTAGAACGGTGACAGGTACTGACACCATATGCAGTCGGAAGGTCCTGGATCGTTGGTCAGAGACAGTTCTGGAATGTTCACTCCCAGTCTGCCCTGTCGCAACGGATCGTTCGTGAACTTGACCGTGCCCACGTAAGGGCCGGCATCCTTGCCTGCGAACTTCTCATCGAAGTCCTTCATGTTGTCGTGTGTGTCTACGTATCCTACCATGTGTTATGATCCTGTAATTTCCCCTATTTCATTGGATAATGTTTTTGCGTCACTTTTACCATCATCCT